TATTTCATTAAAATCCAAATCATCATCAAAACTTATATTTTCATTAAAAGAAATTATTTCTGTATAGGTTTTAATCAATATTGTTTTCTGTGATTTAAGATATTGTTTTAATTTATTAATTACATCTTCTTTAGGTAAATAAGTACCACATTTCTTTCGTTGTCGTTTAATTTTATTCAATTGAATTACAGTTAGTTGAACATCAAATATACAACAAAATTTAAGTGTATTCGTTCTAATATTGTAATAAAAAAAAGAACAATGGGATTAAACGAAGTATTTAAGAAAGTATCAGCAATCAACGAGGTTACTGAGTTAGCAAGTCATAAAGTTGATTTGGCTTCAATTAAGGCTTTGCAAGAAGCTACAAAAATATTGCAAGGTTCTGAGAGTTCTGCTGATAAAGTAGCTAATACTTTTGAACAAAGAGTAGTAGAAGCAAATAAAGCGTATACTATTTTGATGAATGAAAGAAATGCTATTTACAAGTGGGTAAACAATGAAGCACCTGCAAGACTTTCTGACTTTGAAAAAGCTGCAAAACAATTAGGATTAGAAATAAACAATGTGCCTGAAGTAGTTGCATTAAAAAAAGAAATACAAAACGGAAAAGAATTAGTAAAAGCTCTTGATGGTTATAAGAAACCTAATGATGTTTTTTAATAATATGACAGTACTCACCACGCTACCCTTAAGAACAGCGTCCCAGGGTGAGTCTTTTTTTGATAAATAATTATAAAAATAAATAAAAACGAAAAATGAAAAATAACACAATTAACAAAATCAAAGAACTTTTAGGAATGGAAGTTAAACTTGAGATGATGAAGCTAATGGATGGAGTTACAGTTCTTGAAGCAGACGCATTTGAAATGGACAACGAAGTTTTTGTTGTTACTGAAGATGAGCAAAAGATTCCTTTACCTGTTGGAGAATACGAATTAGAGAACGGAATGATCTTAGTAGTTGAAGTTGAAGGTATCATCAAAGAAGTTAAAGAGGCAGTAAAAGAAGAAGAGGTAGTTGAAGAGGAAGTTGCACCTGAGGCTGAAGTAGAAGTTGAAGTTGAGGCATCTGAGCCATCTGCACCTGCTGCTAAAAAGACTATCGAATCAATCGTGAAAGAAACTTTCTTCTCTGAAATCGAAGCATTAAAACAAGAAAATATTGAATTGAAAGCACAGTTGGAATTGCTTTCTAAAGTTGACGAAGTTGCAGTTGAAGCAACCGAACTTTCAGAAGAGCCAAAACCAATCATGCACAATCCTGAAAACATGAATACAGTTGAGATGTTCAAATTTGCTAATAACAGACAAAGAACAACTTTGGATTCAATCTTTGAAAAATTAAACAAATAATATTAACTAATTAAAATTTAAAAAATGGCTACTACAACGTCAATTACTACAACTTACGCAGGTGAGTTCGCAGGTAAATACATTGCTGCTGCATTGTTATCTGCTCCAACATTAGAGCAAGGTGGTTTAACTATCCACCCGAACGTAAAGTACAAACAAGTTATTCAAAAAGTAGGTACTGATGACATCGTGAAAAACGCAACTTGTGATTTCACCGCTACATCTACAGTTACTTTGACTGAGCGTGTTCTTCAACCTGAAGAATTCCAAGTTAACTTACAACTTTGTAAAAAAGACTTTCATTCAACTTGGCAAGCAAACGAGATGGGTTACTCTGCATTTGATGTACTTCCTAAATCTTTCTCTGATTATTTAATCGGATACGTTGCTGACAAAGTTGCTGCTTCTATGGAAACAACAATCTGGACAGGTGCTAACGCAACTGCAGGTCAATTCGATGGTATTGCAGTTCAAATCGCTGCTGATGCTGCTTTACCTTCTGCTCAAGAAGTTGCTGGTACTACAGTTACTGCTGCTAACGTTGTTGCTGAAATCGGTAAATTGGTTGATGCTATTCCTGCACGTATGTACGGACAACCAGACTTGAAATTGTATTTATCTCAAAACATCGTTAAAGCATACATCCGTGCTTTGGGTGGATTTGGTGCATCAGGTTTAGGAGCAAACGGTACAAACAATATGGGAACTCAATGGTACACTAACGGATCTTTGTCATTCGATGGTACTCCTATCTTTATGGCTAACGGTTTGGCTGCTAACACAGGTATCGCAACTACAACTTCTAACTTACACTTCGCAACAGGTTTGTTGAACGATATGAACCAAGTTAAAGTTATCGATATGGCTGACTTGGATGGTTCTGAAAACGTTCGTGTAATTATGCGTTTTACTGCTGATGCGAAATATGGTTTTGCTGAGGATATGGTAACATACGGAATCACAAACTCTGCTAACTAATATTAACAGACACTAATTGAAAGGGGAGGTCAAATGCCTTCCCTTTTTTGTTTAACTTATAAAATATAAAAAAATGGCTTGTGATATTGCAAACGGTAGATTAGAAGTATGTAAAGATGCAGTAGGTGGAATTGACGCTATCTACTTCATTAATTACGGAGACTATGCTTACCCAACAGATGTTACTTATGTAACAGGAACAGATACTATATCTGATGTTGCTAACGTAACATCATTGTACAAATATGAATTAAAAGGAACAAACACGTTCGACCAAGTAATCACTTCATCTCGTGAAAACGGAACATCTTTTGTTGAGCAAACTTTAACAGTTACGCTTAAAAAACAAGATGCTGCTACACACAAAAATGTTAAGTTATTATCTTACGGACGTCCAAACATCGTTATCAAAAACCGTAACAACCAATTCTTTCTTGCAGGTTTAGAACACGGAATGGAGTTAACTACTGCAAACGTATCTAATGGTACTGCAATGGGTGACTTAAACGGATACACTTTGACTTTCGTTGGAACTGAGAAATTATTAGCTAACTTGTTAGACTGTGCTACTGAGGCAGACTTAGCAGGTGGTGCTGGTGATGTATTCGGAACTGCTACTATCGTTAATTCATAGTAATACTTTTTTCATAGCGTGATTAGGGAGGCTTCGGCTTCCCTTTTCTATTTTAAAACGTTTTCTTTCTTTTGTCGTTTAATAGATATGATAGTATTAACAACATCTACTTCAGCACAAACATTTAGTTTCATTCCAAGATTTGAGAATTACACAACGATGTCAATTACTGATGAGCAGACGAACGTAACAACAACAGTTGCAATCACAAGTTCAACTCAAGGTGGATATGCAAACACGATTACTGCAACCTTTGCACTTGTAGAAAATCACGGATACACTTTACTATTAAAAAACGGAACAACTATCTGTCATAAGGATAAGATTTTCTGTACTGATCAAACAATATCCGAATTCTCTGTGAATGATGGACAATACATATCAAACAATACAACAAACGAATTCATAGTATATGAGTGATAACGTACATATTTTAAGTCTGAGTGCTTATACAACGCCTACAATCCAAGAATCCAAGCGTGATAATTGGGTTGATTTTGGCGATTCGAACGATTTCTATTCTTTCTTAATTGACAGATACACGAACTCAACAACGAACTCAGCAATTATAAATAACATTTCTCGCTTAGTTTACGGAAAAGGATTAAGAGCATTAGATGCAAGCAGAAAGCCAAACGAGTATGCTCAAATGATGGCTTTATTCAATAGTGATTGCGTGCGTAAAATGGTACTTGACAGAAAAATGTTAGGGCAGTTTGCTATCCAAGTACACTACAACGATAAACACGATAAGATTTTAAAGGCTTATCATATGCCTGTGAACTTATTGCGTGCTGAGAAGTGCAATAAAGATGGAGAAATTGAAGCATATTACTACTCTGATGATTGGAGTGATACTAAGAAGTTCGAACCAAAACGCATTCCTGCATTTGGATACTCAAAAGAAAAGGTAGAGATTCTATTCTCAAAACCTTATGCAGTTGGAATGAAGTATTATGCTTATCCTGACTATCAAGGTGCGTTACCTTATGCATTACTTGAGGAGGAGATAGCAGATTACTTAATCAATGAAGTGCAAAATGGTTTTTCAGGAACTAAGGTAGTTAACTTCAACAATGGAGTGCCTACTGAAGAGCAACAATCAATCATAACATCTAAGGTATTAAACAAGCTAACAGGTTCAAGAGGTCAAAAAGTAATCGTTGCGTTCAATGACAATGCAGAATCTAAGACAACAGTTGAAGATATTCCATTAAACGATGCACCTGAACACTACACATATCTTTCTGAGGAATGTTTACGTAAGATTATGTTAGGTCATAACGTAACTTCTCCACTATTATTTGGAGTTACTTCATCAAATGGATTCAGTTCTAATGCAGATGAATTAAGAAACTCGCAAATCTTGTTTGAAAATATGGTGGTAAAACCACTACAACACGAATTGATTCAGGCATTCGAACAAGTATTACACTACAATCAGATATCTTTAAACCTTTACTTTGATGCTTTAAATCCTTTAGATTCAAGTGGAGATTTAACAACTAACAACGAGAAGAGAAGATTGCTTGATTCAATCAATAACCTTTCTCCATTAGTAGCAAACAAAGTAATCGAAACACTTACTCCAAATGAAATCAGAAGCATCGTTGGATTGCCTGCTGAAACAGGTGGAAGTGATTTACCTGCTGAAATGCTTTGCACACATCTAAGTGCTGATTCAGATTTAGATAATAAGATTGCAGATGCATTGATTGACTTAGGTGAAGAGCCTAATGCAGATTGGCTTCTAATAGATGAATTTGAAGTTGACTATGATAACGATGATGAGGAGAACGATATGCTCTCAAAAGAGCCTAAAACGTCTTTATTAAGCAAGATATATAACTTTGTTTCCACAGGTACTGCAAATCCTAATGCTAAATCAGAGCAGGATGAAGATATTGATGGAGTTAGATTCATTACACGTTATGTTTACGCAGGTGAAACATCTTCTAAATCTCGTGAATTCTGCAAGAAAATGATGGGTGCTAAGAAAGTTTACCGTAAAGAGGACATTATCAGAATGAATTCTCAGACAGTTAATGAAGGATGGGGACCAGAAGGAGCAAATCAATACGACATTTGGAAGTACAAAGGCGGTGGTAACTGTCACCACAGATGGAATAAGCAAGTATATGCTAATTTTGAAGGACGTGGAATAGATGTTAAATCGCCAAAGGCTAAACAAATTGCTGGTAAAAAAGCAGAAAAATACGGATACGTTATCAAGAACAATAACTTAGTTTCAAAGCGTCCTGTTGATATGCCTTATAACGGATTTTTACCAACTAATAAAACTTACGGGAAATAATGGCAGCAGAGGCTTTATTCATAACAAGAAACGACATCGTTAAATTTACTGCGTTAAATGGTAACGTTGATACTGATAAATTCATTCAGTTTGTAAAGATTGCACAGGACATTCATATCCAAAACTACTTAGGTTCTAAGCTATTCGAGAAACTACAAGCGGACATCATTGCAAATACATTGACAGGTAACTATGAATCACTTGTTGAAACATACGTTAAACCTATGCTTATACATTGGGCAATGGTTGAATACTTACCATTCGCAGCTTACACAATTGCAAACAAAGGAGTTTACAAGCATTCATCTGAGAACTCTGAGAACGTAGATAAAAACGAAGTGGATTACCTATTGGAAAAAGAGCGCTCAATTGCACAACACTACACAGAGCGATTTATAAGTTATATGAGTTTCAATAACGACATTTTCCCTGAGTACCGTGCGAACGTAAACAACGATATGTACCCTGACTCAAATAATAATTATATCGGATGGTATCTATGAAAAAACGAATTTACACACCTAAGAAAGAAAACATAAACAAATTAAAGACGTTTCTTAATAAGATAAAGAAAGATGGCAAATAACATTGGATGGGGTGAAGGCGTTCTTAACACAATAAGTTGGGGTGCTGATGGACAAATTAACGGATTAGAAGTAACAAACATACTAACAGAAAGTTCATTGTTTATGGCAGCAGAAGATGATTCATTATTAGTAACTGAAACTACATTTAATGCAGGTGGATTTGGAAGTATATACGACAACTCTTGGAGTGGTGAAACATTATTAGAAAGATAAAAAAATAAAATATGGCTGAAGTAAAAATTTCGGAACTAACATCTGCAACAACTCCCCTTGCAGGTACAGAAACAGTTCCAATCGTACAGGGAGGAGTAACAAAAAAAGTAGCAGTTTCCAACTTTGGTGGAAGTTTGCCTTCAATGATTGAAACCAATGCAACGGATTTAACTCTTTGGAATAACGGAAAAGGAAACATTGCATCTAACACTTCATTCGGTGATGGTGCGTTAAAGAGTAATACTTCGGGAGCAAACAATACAATAGTAGGACGTAATGCTTCGGATGCTTCAACAACTGCTCAAAGCAATGTGGCAATTGGTTCAGAAGCCTTAGGTGCTGCAACAACAGGAAGTTCAAATGTAGCAATCGGGTATGATACACAATCTTCACTTACAACAGGAAGCAATAATATAGCAATTGGAGCAACTGCACATAAATTTGCAACAACTGCTTCCAGTAATATAATAATTGGAAATGGTGCTGGTTCTGACAACGTAACTGGTCAATTGAATGTTTGTATTGGCGGTAATGTTTTAACAGGTTCTACAATGTTTGGAACAGCAGTAGGTTTCAATACTTTTGTAGGTGAAGGCAGCGTTGCTCTTGGTGCTTTTTCAACTGCTGATTCTGGAGGTATAGCTATCGGGTGCAACATTGTTGTAGGAACTGGACAAATAGCAATTGGCAGTTCTATTTATCCTGCAGGAACAGTAGCATCACAAATAAACACTTCGTCAAAATATTGGGAAGTAATAATTAACGGAACAGTTCAAAAAATACTTTTAGCATAATGGAAAACGAAATACTACAAAGCGTAAACGCTGCATTTGATAGCGTTAATTTAGTTAACGAATTGAACGCAAAGACTGACAAAACACAAGATGACTTAGATACGATTTCAAGAAACGTTGAACATCTTATTGTTATGATGAGTAAAGAATGGTTTGTAAATGCTTTGACATCTGAGCAAACATCTGCAATCAATGCAATAATCAATGGATAAGAATCAAGCAATTGAGGTAATTGAACAGGCTATTGACGTAGCAGTTCAAAAAGGTATCTATTCTTTGAAGGATATAGTATTTATTTTAGATGCTTTAAACTCAATTAAAAATGAAAACTAAATTGTCAATATTTGCTTTCTCTGTGCTGACTATATTAGCACCTGTAAAACCTTTAGTAATTATTGCTATTTTGTTTATCATATTGGATACGTTTTTCGGTATCTGGAGAAGCGTGAAAAAAAACGGATGGGCATCAATTAGAAGCAGAAGATTATCTCACACTATCAGTAAGTCTTTACTTTACTCAGGTGCTATCGTGTTTATCTTTCTTTTAGAGAAATACGTTGTAGCTGATTTATTAGGACACTTCATTGCAATTGATTTAGTATTGACCAAAGCATTCACAACGTTCTGCGTATTCACGGAAATCAAAAGCATCAACGAAAGTTATTTCTCTGTTACAGGAGTTAACGTTTGGGATAGGTTCATAAAGTTTTTGAAACGTAGCAAAGAACAATTAGACGAAATAAAATGAAAAAATTAGACATCCAAGCAATTAAGCAAGTTCGCTTAAGTGACAATCAGTATTTTGCTGAGGCTTCACCTAAGACACAAATCTATTTGCACCACACGGCAGGAAATGGAAATGCTGAAGGGGTGAGTAGATATTGGAATGGAAACGATTCAAGAATTGCAACTGCTTTTATCATTGGTGAAAACGGAACTATTGTACAGTGCTTTTCTTCTAAGCATTGGGCGTGGCATTTAGGAATTGACCAAGAAGATTTTGCTCGTAATGGTGCTAAGTATTCAAACCTAAACAAACTATCAGTTGGTATCGAAGTATGCAACTGGGGTTATCTAAAAAAGAAAGGCGACAAGTTTTATAACTATGCAGGTGGCGTTGTTAATCCATCTTACGTTACTGAATTAGAAACTCCATACAAAGGTTATAAGTATTGGTACAAATACTCTGATGCACAAATCGAATCGCTTCGTCAATTAGTAGTTTACCTTTGCGAAACTTACGACATTCCTAAAGACTACAGAAGCGAAATATGGTCAATTGACAAAGAAGCATTCAAAGGAAACAAAGGAATCTTTACACACAACTCAGTTCGTAAAGACAAATCAGATATGTACCCTTGTCCACGAGTAATTGAAATGCTTAAAAATCTATGAGATACCTAATCTTAGTTTTATTACTTGCGTCCTGCTCAGCTAATTACCATCTGCGTAAAGCAATCAGCAAGGGTTATCGTTGTGATGAAATCGGAGATACAATTACGATTAGTTCAATAGATTCAATTCCGTACGTTTTAAGAGACTCTATTTTTTGGGAGAAGGTAATTGTTCAGAAAGATACGATAGTGCGTTACAAGACATCTTATGTGCCTAAAACACGATTTGAAACAAAGATTGAATATAAAGAAAGAGTGAAAGTAGTTAATGCTGAGGTTCAAAAGGTAAAGTTTCAAAACAAATACATCACAAAATACAAAACTCGTTGGATTTTTGTTATTATTGCATTTATTCTTGGATTCCTTTTACGGTTATCTTTGAGTGAAACCTTTAGAAGTAGGTTAAAACTTCTACCTAAACTATTCAAATGAATAAACAGACACGCTTTAGATTGCAGGAAGATGAGATAGAAATCTTAAATTCATATAGGGCAATCAAATTAGAATCCAATGGACTTGGATTAGATGACAAGGATGTAAAACACGGATGGATTAAAAACAAGCACGCATCTTTATTCTTTAAGAATCCAAACTTCAAAGAAGCAGAGGAAACAAATTACAAGGAATTACAGGAAGCAATCTTAAATGACATTCGAGAATTTAAACCTGAATACCCAACAATCTTTCGTAATCCTTCAACAGATGGTCACTTGTTAGTAGTTGACCCTGCCGACATTCATATCGGAAAACTATGTGAAGCATTTGAAACAGGTGAGGACTATAACAATCAGATTGCAGTTCAACGTGTTAAAGAAGGTGTTCAAGGCATCTTAGATAAAAGCTCAGGGTTTAACATTGATAAGATTCTTTTTATAGGCGGAAACGACATCCTTCACATTGATACTCCTAAACGCCAAACTACTTCAGGAACTCCACAGGACACGGATGGTATGTGGTATTCTAATTTTCTAATCGCAAAACAATTATATGTTGACATCCTTGAAACACTATTGGCAGTTGCTGATGTTCACTTTACTTTTAATCCTTCCAATCACGATTACACACACGGATTCTTTTTGGCAGATGTTATACAAACATGGTTTAAAGATTGTGATAACATTACTTTTGATTGCTCTATTGCTCATCGGAAAGGGTTCTTGTACGGAAAGAATCTAATTGGAACTACACATGGAGATGGAGCAAAACACGGAGACCTACCTTTATTGTTAGCAACCGAGTTTCCGCATGAATGGAGCTTATCTAAGCATAGGTATGTTTATACGCATCACGTTCACCATAAAACAAGTAAAGATATAATGTCAGTTTGTATTGAATCATTACGTTCACCATCAGGAACTGACTCATGGCATCACAGAAATGGATACCAACATTCACCCAAAGCAGTAGAGGGATTCCTTCATCATAAAGATTTTGGGCAGGTCTGCCGAATTACTCACATATTTTAGTATATTTGTGCTTTCATAGCTAATTAGGTTTTAAGAAAGGGTTGACAGTTGAAAGCGTTAACCCTTTTTTTGTACCCATTAGGGTATAAATAACCTTTATTTCTTTACATTAATACCTTTTCGGGTATAAATTTTCCCTGTAAAACCAAGCCTTTTAAAAATAATTTGTTAAAATGTGAAAAATATTTGTTGATAATTGAAACCTTATTTCTATATTTGCATATAATTAGTTCACAAACAAAAATTAAAAGCTATGAAAAAACAAGAAATGATTGATTTGATTTTACAGGAACACGAAGTATTATTCAAGGAATATATGGAAATGTTTGAAACATTCGGTATGAACGATTCAGCTACTGAATCAGCAGGTACACGATTAGCAACTATTAGTAAATTAATTAAAAACTTAGGACTATGAAAAATTTAAACGAAACACAAAAAGACATTTTAGGAACTTTATTTGCATTATCATTAGTATTCACTGTAGTGGGTTATTTTACCGTTACACAACCAAACTATGTTGAAACGAATGAAGAGCCTGTAATCGAAGCTAAGCACGTTCAATCGCCTGTATTAGAGCAATACGGAAAACTATTCACTAAAAACTAAACGCTATGGAAATCGAATACAGCAAAAATGAAATGTGGATATCTTACGAACGAGGTGATGTTGTTTTTTATGTTATTTGTGATTGGTGGTTCTGGACTGAAACTGCAGGGAAACACGATTTCGAATGGCTTGAGTTGGATATCAATATTAAAAAAGCAGAATGGTGGATTGAAGGAAAGGATGGCATTCATCAAATGGAAACAACGAAGCAGTATGAACAATGGCTATTATCACAAATCGAACATATGAGAAGAGAGGAAGGATTCCTGTTTGATGAAATGATTGAGCTTATAGATAAGATTATACACAATAATTTTTATGAATATGGTATTTAAACTACAAAGGATGATTCGATTCTGGACGGGTAAATCATCACACGAAACAATTAGAGGTACATTTAATGAGGAACTGTACAAGAGAATATGTGAGATAAAATTCAATGAGAAGTTATGAAAGAACAGGTTAAAATAAGAATATGGGTAGAGGACCCATCTAAACCTAAAGGCGGAACTTGGTGTTATGGTGAAGTTGATAATCGTGGAAAGTTTACAGCATATGATTTTCAATATACTGATATAGATGATATAGCACCAATTGAAGAAAATCTTGTTAATTTTTGGAATTATAAAGCTGAAATAATATGAAAAAAAATGAAAGAAAATTTGTTGAGTTTGTCCACGTTTATATAGTGCTACCTATGTACATATGGATGTTTATTTTAATTATTATTAACTATAAAAAATGGATATGACACCAAAAGAAAAAGCGGAAGAGTTAGTATTGAAATACTTAAGGTTAAAAAGACATAAAATGTTTAATGGATGGTGGCATAAGATGATATCAAAACAATGTGCATTGATTGCAGTTGATGAGATATTTGAGGCTTTAGATGAACACCATTGGCAAAATAGGAATGTTACGGAATATTATAGGGAAGTTAAACAAGAAATAGAAAATTTATGAGATACAAACTAATTTATAAAATAGGAATGGCAACAGTACAGGAGTGGATATTTACATCCAAAAGTTTAGCGTACTGGAAGAAAATGGACTTAATCGAAACAGGACGTTTTAATATGGGTAGTTTTGAAATAGAACAATTTGATGTTTTAAAATCTAACAAATGAGTGAGTTTATAGATAAAATAAACTATCTAATTGAACGAGATGGTTTGAATGCACGCAACAGAAAACGAGAAATAATTTATCGTAAATGTTATTTACAAAGTAAGCTAAGAGAATTGGGGATGAATTTCAGGCAAATAGGTGAAATGTTTAATCAACACCATGCTTCAGTTATTCACAACATAAAGACTCACAAAATAATGTCTGAGTTATATGCTGACATTTATTCAACTGAAATTAGTGATTACGTTGCTGAATTAACAGGATTGAAATTTGAGCCTCCAAAGCGTAATTTAGTTGAAGATATTATGTATTGTAATAAGTTATACGATTTGAGAATAATAAAAAGACGAATTAAAGAAAATTATTATGATGATTACAAAACAATAATTGAATAAATACGTTATATTTGTACACGCGTTCATCCGACATTATAAACGCTAAGGTATTATTGAGCCATTTTAATGAACAAGAGGTCGGATGCTTGGGATTTAAAGTGGCTTTTTTATTACTTAAATATTTGCAATGGCAAAAGACAAAAAATCGTTTATCCTTTACGTTGACCAAAAGGACTTATGGAACAAACTTCCTGATGAAATTGCAGGTAAATTAATTAAACACATTTATTCTTATGTTAGCGATGAAAATCCAACCAGTGATGACTTGATGATTGAGATAGCTTTCGAACCAATCAAGCAACAGTTGAAACGTGACCTTAAACTATTTGAGGAAAAGCGAGTTAAGAGAAGCGAAGCAGGAATAGCAGGAGCTAACAAACGATGGCAAGAGATGGCAAACGATAGCAAACGCATAAATGATATAGCAAAAATAGCTGATAATGTTAATGTTAATGTAAATGATAGTATATATAGAGCATTCGCTCAATTATCTATATCAAATCAGGAAGTTGAAAAGTTGCTTGAGAAATATTCAATAGAACAAATTGATGAAGTTTTAGATTCCATAGAAAATTACAAAGGCAATAAGAAATATACTTCACTATATTTGACAGCTACAAAATGGCTTGCTAAAATGAATCCAAAGCAAGAAATGATTTACGACCCATTAGTAGAAAAAGCAAGAGCATATGGATATATTAAGTAAGGGAAGTTCACAACAGTATCTGTTGGACTACAAAGCAGGAAGAATTAAACAAGGATTGGGATTAGATTGCAACTTAGATGATAACCTAAGATATAAACCTAAACAACTTACAATCATTTTAGGGCATGACAA